TTATAAGTATTTAACTATTTCTTTCTGTGTACTAGGATATAAATGACCGTATCGGTTATATACTTCAGTCGTATCGCTGTGACCTAAACGCTGAGCTATAATCATTACACTAGCCCCTAGATTAACTAGCATAGATGCATGGCTATGTCTTAACTCGTGTATAACGATTCTAGGGAAATTTTGTCCGTTTGGTAATTGTTCATCCAACACTTTTAATGCGTTAGTAAACCAACGATCAATAGTAGACTCGCTGTAAGCTTTATAGAATGTGCCAAACAATACATAGTCGTCCTTGTATATGTTATTCTCTTTATACCAAATTAAATAATCTTTGATGTCATACATCATGTGAGTAGGTAAATATATATCACGTATGGCTGATTTCGTTTTAGGGGCTGTCACTTCACCGTGATAGTCTGTTTTGTTTATATGGATAAAGTCATCATCAAAGTTAATATCGCGCCATGTGAGAGCTCTAATTTCGCCCTTTCTTGCTCCAGAGTAGAACAATAGTTTGAAAAATAATTTTTGTTGTTGTGTAGCAAGCGCCTCATAGAATTGATTGAATTGTTCTAACGTCCAATAATTCAATCGTTTCTGTGATTCTATTTCAAAATTCCCTACAAGAGATGCAACATTTTGTTTTAACTCATGAAACTTCATTGCATGATTCAGTAATGATACTAAATATACATGCATCTTCTTTAAGTAGTCTCCAGAATGTCCCTCTTTTAATTTCTTATTCTGAAACTTCATAACATCTTGTGTAGTTATATTAAACACGTCCATAGACTTAAAATAAGGTAGCAAATGGTTATTTGTATGTGTCTTTAATGCTTTTACGCTAGACGACTTACGACGTGCTGAATACCAGTCTATATATTCGTCTACGAGCTTATCAAAGGGGAGTTTTTTGAGTTCTTCGCCAATACCCTCTAATTCATCCATCATCTTATTACATTGCTTTACTGCATCCTTACGTTGTGCAAAGCCTTTGCGTGTTATGTACTTACGTGTATTCGTCTTGTCATAGTATGTAATACGAAAATAGTAAGTACCACGTTTAGCGTCTTTATATATGTTGTGGGATAGGTTTAAGTTATGTTCTATCGTAATCACCTATATTTTCTGAAGAATTTTCTTTTAAATAACTCTTTAAAGATGGTTCATTTTTTATAAGATTTTTAATAATAGTTGATAATTCATCATTGATTTTATCTATTTTTTCATCTTTAGTTTTACCAATATCAATATCAAAAGAATATTCTGATTTGAATTTAGGTTGTTTATTAGGTATAGCGATTGCTATTATTTCTTCGCTTTTTTTATTATCGGGATATTTTATTTGTAATTCTTTAATTTCATTTATTGTTTTATCTAGTAATGTTTCAAGATAATTCAACAAATTTTTATTTACACTTTTATCTCTGCTGGAAAAAATTAAAGTTATATCATTGAAAATATTTTGTAATTCATAGTGGAAGTCAAGTAAGTCATAATCATAGACTGTACTTTGTAAATCTTCTAAACCACGTTCTAAAAATTTTAATATATTACTATTTGATTTATAATTGTTTATATAATAATTGAGAAATTCATCTGTAATGAATAAATATGTTGAACTTTCAAGTATTAATTCGGGAGTATGAAATTTATTTTTTAATAAAGGAACTGATAAAGTTCGATTTATACCCGCTTGCATTAATTCTTTTCTTTTTTGATAATCTGGAAAACGTAAAGCTTTACCTATATGGCTTTCTTTAGGATATTTTTTTAGCATATCATTAAAAATTTTTTCTTCTAATTCTGAGTTATCGTCATTTGAATTGTATAACAGTTGCGTTACATTAATGTCGCCGTATTTACTTATCATACTTAATCTTTCTTTATTGGGTAAAGATAAGCCTTTTTCCCATGTAGCAACATTTCCTTTACTTGCAGAAAAAACTTTGCCAAATTCTTCCTGAGTTTGACCGTGTTTTAATCGGATATTTTTAATTCTTTGACCGATTGCTTTTTTATCATACATAAAATTATCTCCTTATAAAGTAAAGTTATTAATGCTAATTTTAAAATAAAGTTCTAAAAAGTTCAATGTTTTTGTTGCTATAATATTAATTTCGTGATAACATCAATTTGTAAGTTCTAAAAAGTTCAAAAAAAGGACTTATATAATTTTTAAAATAAAGTTCTAAAAAGTTCTAAGGAGGAAAAAGATGACAAAATTAGCATATCCAATGTTATACATCACTAGAAAAGAGCAGGGAGATACTCAAAAGAAAGTGGCTAGCAAACTTGGTATAAGTCCACAACGCTACCAGTTAAAGGAATGTGGCAGAGCAATTTTTAATTTAAATGAGTGTCAAATTCTTTCGGAAATGTATGATATGCCAATCGATGAATTATTCAGTTCATCAATCAAAGTGAATTCATAAGGAGGTACAGCAATGAAAAACTATCTAACGTACATTGGTACGATTTCGTTTATAACATTAGCAGTAGCATTAGTTGCAAACGTATTTATTGCTTTCGCTTTATATATTTTAGCGTCGGCATATGGAATTAAATTATTGGAGGTTGAATAGGGTGAAAACTAAACAAAAATATCAATTATCAAAAGTAGTTCAAGTATTAGAAAAAGTATTATATGAAAAAGATAAGGACATATTCTTATCAGCGAAAGATAGATTTCATTTTATTACAGATTATCGCTATAACGATACAGCGTTTTACGAACATGTTTTGAAACTCGTTCATAAAGAGTTGTTTAACATTCTTGCTGAATTAGATTTTGAAAATGAGGGATTTTCTATTCTTGATGAAGTAACAATGACATTAAGTGATGTCATGAAAGAAACACAACACGTTTACCGTTATAGTGTCATAGATGAAAAAGGTGAACACAAACATACAACAGATCGCAAAGGACACGTGATTGGAATGTTAGAGTGGGCATTAGATTACATTGCGGGAAATATTGAAGTGGAGGAATTATAAATGAATTGGGAAATTAAAGATTTAATGTGTGATATTGAAGTGGTAAAAGAAAAAATCAATGATGTAGCTATCAAACATGGTTGGTTTGTTGAAGATAAATTTGTCAAAAATGAATTAGAAACAAAACATGAACATATTAATTTTTCTGCTAGCTATTTAGAACATCGTATACAAAATGAACATACAGTTGAGTTATTACAAGTGTACTTAAAAGAGTTCGGTGAACTTATACAAAAGTTTCATGAAATAGAAAAAGCGTCACTTCAAGCCGACCAAAGCGAAAGTAACGCATAGCATTTAATAAAAATAACAGAGTAATTTAAAAATTACACATTTTTATTATAACATTTTTTACTCTGTGAATCACTAGAGGTGCAAAAAATGAATGAAATTAAATTAGAATGTGACACACATGTTTCAGTGGTACATTATGAAAGTTTAGACTCACGTTCATTTAAGAGCTTTTCAAAACCTAAATGGAGTATGTTAATTAATAAACTGTCTGTGCCTATAGAAGCAAATTATAAGTATGCACGTGGTGTTGCTGTTTACGGTGATATTAAAAATGGTGCAAATGATCATGGTGAAATTATCAAAAAGCATCGCAATGACGTTAATGTCGTATACAGAGATGTGATTGTACTTGATTACGATGAAATAAATGATTTAAAGCAATTACATGAAGCAATCAGCTCAGCTTTAAGCAATGTTGCATGGTTTTGGCACACATCGTTTAGCCATACAACTGAACAAGCTAGAATACGCCTTTATATCCCTCTAAATGAGCGAATAAGTGCAGATGATTATCGTAAATATACAAAAGTATTAGCAAATAAAATTGGTCATAAAGTGGATGAAGGTTCATATCAGCCAAGTAGATGTTTTGCATTACCAGTTATTCAAAAAGGACACATATTTATTAAGCGAGTGAATGACTGTCCAATTATAGATGTTGATATGCTCGAACAGTGGTCAAAGGAGTTTGAACAATCAAATGGTAGTCCTAATATCAAAGGGTACACACGACGTGATAGTGCGTATTGGCGAGATATAGCTTTTGGTGTAAGTGAGGGAGAGCGCAATTCAACATTGGCTTCAATTACAGGTTATCTTTTGCGTAGGTATGTAGATCCAAACTTAGTTTATGGGTTAGTGAGTGCGTGGGCAAGTGTATGCAAACCACCTATTAATCAAAGTGAAGTAAACAATACTTTTAAAAGTATTTTGAAAAAAGATAGTAAAAGCAGTTAGAAATGGAGGTTTTTGTTTGGAAAATGTAACAAATGATGAAGTGTTTGAAATGATTGATAGTAGAACCGGTGTTTTAAATGTTAATGATTGGAAAAGTCAATTAAGGCGTTCTGCCACTACACAAGCATTGAAAAAAACGACTACAAATGCTGAAATCATATTGTGTAATGATGAGAGTTTAAAAGGGCTAGTACAATATGACGCTTTTGAAAAAGTAACCAAGCTGAAACGTCTACCGTATTGGAGGTCAAAAGGGGATGCGAATTATTATTGGGCTGATATAGATACCACACATGTGATTTCACATATTGATAAATTGTATAATGTGCAGTTTAGCCGCGATCTTATTGATACTGTAATTGAAAAGGAAGCATATCAAAATAGATTCCACCCTATTAAATCGATGATTGAATCTAAATCATGGGATGGAATCAAAAGAATTGAAACGCTCTTCATTGATTATTTAGGTGCTGAAGATAATCACTACAATCGAGAAGTTACAAAGAAATGGATGATGGGTGCAGTTGCTAGAATCTATCAGCCAGGTATTAAATATGATTCCATGATTATTTTATATGGTGGTCAAGGTGTTGGGAAATCTACGGCAGTGAGTAAATTGGGAGGTCATTGGTATAACCAAAGTATTAAAACGTTTAAAGGTGATGAGGTCTATAAGAAATTGCAGGGTTCTTGGATATGTGAAATTGAAGAACTGTCGGCATTTCAAAAGTCTACTATTGAAGATATTAAGGGTTTTATAAGTGCCATTGTAGATATTTATAGAGCTTCGTATGGTAAACGCACAGAGCGTCATCCTAGACAGTGTGTGTTTGTAGGGACAACCAATAACTATGAGTTTTTAAAAGACCAAACAGGCAATCGTCGTTTTTTCCCTATTACGACAGATAAAAATAAAGCAACTAAAAGCCCATTTGACGATCTAACACCAGTTGTTGTGCAACAAATGTTTGCCGAAGCTAAAGTATATTTTGATGAGAATCCGACGGATAAAGCATTGTTGCTAGATAAAGAAGCGAGTGAAATGGCTTTAAAAGTCCAAGAAGCTCATTCTGAAAAAGATGCTTTAGTTGGAGAAATAGAAGAATTTCTTGAACGTCCTATTCCGTCAGACTATTGGTATAGAACGTTAGAAGAAAAAAGAGTGTCTGCGCATGATGTTATAGACCAAGACTATATTAAATTATATGGTGATGGTAAATTGATTGAATTACCGAATGCAAAACCAGGTGCTTATGTATGGCGTGACAAGGTATGTAGCATGGAAATTTGGAAAGTGATGATGAAACGAGATGACCAACCACAACAACACCATTTAAGAAAAATTGATAAAGCGTTAAGAAATACAAGTTATTGTGGGCAAAGTAAGTCGCGTCATAGATTTGGTGAAGGTATTGGTAGACAATATGGTTTTGGTATTAATTTAATATCCTATTATCAAGGTTTAAAAAGCAAAGAACAAAAATAACGGGACAACGGGACGATTATGGGACAATGGTAGGACACCTTCAATCTCTTGTGGCAGTAAGCATTATGTTATGTTTGTCCCTGTGTCCCGCAACTTTTACCCCAAACTTTTAAAGTAATATATACACATTAAAAAATATATAAGTGTAGGCATAAAACAGTGGGACAATGGGACAGATAACTTTAATCCATTGGGAGAGTGGTGTTTGAGCATTGTCCTGACAATGTCCTGAAACATATTGAAAATAGCGAAATGGGACACCTATCAAAAATTAGGAGGAAGAAAATGAATAAAAATCAATTAAAGTCAGAAATTTTAGAATATATAAAGGCGCATGCTGGTACATCATTTGTAGAAATAGAACGTGTATTTGAAGAAAATAACTTTGATTATAAAGGTGACGGCGCATATACAAGTGGTCAACATCCCAATGTTGTGTTTTGGATTGGGTGGAATCAAGAAGCGTTTGATGTTATCGCTGAACTTAAAAAAGACAGACGTATTGAGATGGATATTTGTGAGCCAATTGTTTATATGGTTGATGGTAAAGGTTTGGATTTGCCTATTGTAAGGTCGAAAAACATTAAAACAGATCATTGGCTACCTGTCACGTTTACTATTAGTAAGAAAGAAACGGAGTGTGTCTAATATGAATGACAAAGAGAAAATTTATAATCAACTTCATCATGATGCACCAATTCAAATTATGCCAGCACCCGAAAATTTATTTGTCGAATATATAGAAGATGGCGAAGTGTGGTATTCACCAGTTGTATGTATGGCTTTAAATAAAGCGCATAATATTAATTTCTATGATAGTGATGATGTGGGATGCATCGATAAAGCGGGTACATTTAGCATTAAAAAATTTAATCCTGAGACAGGTGAGTTTGAACAATTCAGCAAAATGGCTCAAAAGGAGGTAACACAATGAACATAGAAACTATCGTAAATCAATTTGAAACACGAGCAGGCACGTTACTAAGGTACTACACTGGATTATTAGAACATAGTAAAGTACAACCGTATTGCTTTAAGTTATACAATGATCCGTTTGATATGGTTTATGTGATGATGAACGGGAAGTTATTCGGTCATGTATATATTAAAGATTGTAAAGTAAGGCAATCATTTGAATTAGCGTCACCTAAGCACACTGAGGGGCTTATAAGAAGTATAGAAGGTCATTATGTAGGTTATGAATTACATGACGGTAAACAGCTTTCTATTAGTGATATGATGGCCAGTCAATTATTTGAAGATGAGTATTTTATGTATGGATTACAAACATATGCAGAATCAAATAATAGTGATGTGTTTGAGTGCCTAGAAAATGGATTTGATACAGATACACTTGAGGGCATTCAATCGAGTAATACTGATGTGATAGCGAATATTGAAATGTTGTATCAGTTAGCTACAGGAATCAATGAACCAGCACTAGAGTTAGTTGAGGGATTAAAATTAGTAACTGAGTTTATACAAGATGAGAATGCGACACAAGAGGATTACACGGCTTTAGAGCATAAGTTAACTGAGTTGAAGTCATCTTATTACAGTTTGAATAAGTAATTAAATATGGAGTCTCACGTGGTGTGTGGCTCCTAATATAAAAGTATAAGGTATAAAAGTTTTAAAATGTAAAGGTTGCAACAATAGTGAGTTAATAGATAGGTGGGCGAAATTCAAAAAAAAGTGTGAAATGTTGATATTGAGCTGTTTTATGGCTTTGAAAATAATAAGGTTATATAAAGGTATTAACTTTTAAAACCTAAAGGTATACAGTCTTTGAGAATTGAAAAAAATGGCAAGATTTGTGCAAGGTGTGCGAACTTTGTTAACGCTAATACAAGCTAAAGTTTGTGTTTTTGGTATAGGCCTAAAAGTTAAGTTTGTTCGCTGTTTGTTCGTGTTATTTTACCGAACTTAAGTTCTATATTAGGTTAATGTGAAAAGCCTAATGTTAAGTTTATAACACGATTTTATAAGTGTTATATGAGATAAGCTAAACAATTGACGAAATGCGCTATAAAGCGAACGTAAGTTTGTTTTAGGTCAGTGAAAATGGTATAATTTAGGTATGAAATAATTAAAAGAAAGGGGTGTGAAGATGCAAAGTATCGCAGAAAAAGAGACGTATCATTTACCCACCGAACACCTGCAAGTTTTCAATGTGATAAAAAATACGTCCAATAAATATATTACTAAAACTAAAATCTTAAATCAATTGGGATATGAATATAATTCAAGTAATGAACGATGGTTACGAAGAGTAATCAATTCATTAGTATATGATTATGGCTATCCTATCGGATGCAGTTATAAACCTAGTGAACGTGGTTATTACATCATTACGACGGAACAAGAGAAGCAACAAGCTATGAAAAGTATTAAAAAGCTAGCTGATGGCAGTATGAAACGCTATGAAGCTTTGAAGCGAATTGAAGTGTAAAAGGAGATAAAAATGAAAACTGAATCGTACTTTAAAGAATACAACCAATTTGTATTAGATCAACGCAAGGCTATACAAGAATTGGAACAAGAGCGTAATGCATTGGAAAGTAAAATAAAGTTAGATAAGTCCACATACAAACAGTTAATCATGGATGGACAAGATGATAAAGCAGATAACCTATATCAAGCAACAGATGCTGATGAAAAGAAACTAAAAGCACTTAATAAACGCTTAGAGACAAAGAAAAGTGTGTCGAAAGAAGTTAAATATCAAAAGACAATTGAATTATTAAAACATCAAAGCGAGTTGTCATCATTATATGAATCAGAAAAGCAATCAGCTTTAGGTAAATTAAAAAAAGTAGTCGATGCATATAATGAGATCATTGATGAAATAGAAGATATTAATGATAGATATGAAGATGAACATCAACAATATGCGAGTGTGTATAATCAAGAACAATTATATGATGACAAAGAGGCTAGAAAAGCGTTAAATGGCTACTTTAGAGAAAATATATTTACATCATTTATTAATGGTAATGATTTGCCATACGAACACAATAACAAGTTGTTTTTAAAACGTTAAAAGGAAAGGGTAATAAAATGAAAACAAAATATAAGTTGAATAATACTAAAAAGGTCGCAAATGCATTTGGCTTAAATGAAGAAGATACAAATCTATTAATAAATGCAGTTGATTTGGATATTAAAAATAATATGCAGAATATTTCAAGTGAGTTACAACAAACAGAGCGGTCTAAGCAAAAACAATATAATGAAGAGCTACAAAATTTAGCTAAGCAAAACCGAATTATTAAATAGCAATGATTGCCTATCCAATTTGGGTAGGCTCTGTTTATAGGGGTGAATAAATGAAACTGCTTAAAACGAAAAATCGTTTATATTATCGTAATGGCGACAATAAACTATCTGAGTATCAACTGTTAACGCAATTTAACCCAGCATTTATTAATAAAAAAATTAAGATGTGTGAATTCCAAATTGAAAGTATGTATCATATGAGCGCGTCGACCACAACATGTGATGAAATAATGGGGGTCGTGTCTGTCTCATATCCAATTGAAAAACTAGTTATCAAAATTATTGAAACAAAGGCAAGATTACAAAACTATAAAAATCGATCTATAAGTAATATGGTGTTGTTGAAAACGGTACTAAATCATTATACAGAAAAAGAGCAGAAGAAAGTTGTAAAATATATGCGTTCAAATGGACGATATAAGCCCTACAACGTCATTGAACGCTTACAGGTTGATTTGTATCAAGCAAGTATTAAACAACGTTCAGAACGTCAAAAACAAAGAAATACAGCAATTGAAAATAGCAAGATTGCACGAGTAAATGCTTATCATCAATCTTCACATGTAAAAGTGGTGTAACAATGGATAAAAAGCAAATAAAAGGCTTCGTGTGTGATTATCATAAGCGAACTAGAAGTGATGTATTAATAGATGATGATATAAATACTGATGAATTCTTTTCAATAGGTGATGAAAATTCTAATGAATGGATGACAGACGATAATGTTGATGATCATATTATAAAGAATCACTTAGAAATGATTGTTGACCGAGTAGCTAATGATAAAGAGTTTTATATTTTCGATTCTTTAATACAAGGACGTAGTTATCAAGATATTAGTAGTGTCTTAGATTGTTCTGAACAATCTGTAAGATTATGGTATGAAACCTTATTAGATAAAATTGTGGAGGTGATAGAATGAGTGAGTTAACGGCAAAGCAAGCGCGTTTTGTGAATGAGTATATAAGAACACTTAATGTGACACAAAGTGCCATAAAAGCAGGTTATAGCGCAAATAGTGCACATGTGACAGGGTGTAGGTTATTAAAGAAGCCACACATCAAGCAATATATACAAGAACAAAAAGATAAGATTATAGATGAGAATGTATTAACTGCAAAAGAGTTACTACATGTGCTTACGAATGCGGCAGTCGGTGACGAAACAGAAACGAAAGAAGTTGTGGTCAAGCGTGGGGAATATAAAGAGAATCCACAAAGTGGCAAAGTACAGTTAGTCTATAATGAACATGTTGAACTGATAGAGGTGCCAATTAAGCCAAGTGATCGTTTAAAAGCTCGTGATATGTTGGGTAAATACCATAAGTTATTTACAGATAAGCATGATATCAACGGGGATGTTCCTATATTCATTAACATTGGTGAATGGGACGGAGACGATGAGGAATTAGATAAAACTGTAAAAGATGTATCTAACGCTAATCCTAACCATACTGTGATTGTGGATGATATACCGTTAGAGGATTGAAGAAAATGAAGCTATGCTATTTATAAATTAATACTAATTAGTTTGATACCATAGCTTATTTACTGAGAAAGTAGACTTAAATGTAACAACACCAGTGTTTATTGATAATATTGGTGGGTTTGAGGAGTAGCAATAAAATAAAGGAGGTAATTGTGTAAAATATCTCTTTTTGTTATTTCTTATTTATTTACAACCGATAAAATTAAATGTATTATATATATAACGATCTAGCCATAACTCTATTCGGGTTATGGCTACTTTTATAGGGGTAAATTTATGAAGCCATTTGAAAGTCATAATAAACAATTGAAAATTCTAAGAAGAAGAGGAATGGAAGTACCGAGTAGTGCTAAAAGAGATTTAGAAAATGAAAATTATTATAATATCATAAATGGTTATAAAGATTTATTTTTAGAACTAGATGTTAATGGTAATTTTTTGGTTCCTGATAAATATAAGCAAGGTACTCATTTTAAAGAAGTCTTTTCTTTATACAAACTAGATAGAAAATTTAGGAATGTTTTATTAGAGTATTTGTTAGTATTTGAAACTCATATTAAATCAAGAATTTCATATTATTTTAGCGAAAAATATAGAGAACCACATTCATATTTATACTTTAAAAATTATTCATCTGACACAAGTAAGACAGATAGCATCGTGAAAATGGTTGCTACATTTAGCTCGGTTATGAGTAATAGAAAAAATAAACCATTAAAACATTATATTAATACTCATAATGGAGTGCCACTATGGATATTGGTGAATTATTTAACTTTAGGTAATGTTTCAAAAATGTATTCCAATTTGGATGATGATCTTCGATTGGAAGTTGCTAAAGACTATAAAAGGAAATTGGAAAGAGATTATAAAACACGTGTTCAAATAACTCCATCAGATGTAGACAGTATACTACAACAAGCACATATGTTTCGTAACGTGTGTGCGCATGAAGAAAGATTGTATGATTATAAAATAGACAGGGCTAAAAGTAGAGCTAATATATTCGCCAATTATAACAAAATATACGATAAAGAATACGTTCCTACAATGAATGGTAGTTATGTATTCGATTTGTTGATTTCACTATGTCTATTTTTGAATAAACATGATTACATAAAATTGATGAAAAATATGGATAAACTAATAAGTAATTATTCACATTCTTTCTATACAATTACTATAGATGACCTATATACAAAAATGAATTTTCCAGATCAAACAAAAATACTGGATATGTTATAAAAGATATTTTTTAATGTCACTTACGAGTGGCGTTTTTTTATTTTAAGACGCAGAGAAACGCCCTGTGTTGCAGTGGGGGATAAGATTCTGTAACTAGATATGCTAATCGTAAGTGTGACGTCGTGAAATACGACTTCAAACATCGCTGGTCAGTCGATATTCGAGACTGGCCGAAGATTGAAGCATGTGAAAGAAAATGACTTAGCGCACGGAGAGTTTGGTAAGTGGCTAAAAAAGTGAAGCTAAGCAACCAACAAGCGCATAGATTTATGAAAGTTAGTGAAGAGTACGAAGGTTCAAATTTAACGACGTCGTTAAATTTAGGGTTAAATGTTTTGTATCAAATCGCAACTCTTCCTGAGCCAGAACGCAGCAAAGAACACATAACATCAAATGGTGAAACTAAAATTCCATACTAAATGTTTATGATTTTACGGCAGAACTCAATTTTGAGTCTTGTAAAATTGCATATATTAGTTATGTAAATGTTATTTATGGGTATTATATAAACGGGAGGGGCAACGTTATTACTTGCATATTAGAACATGGAATGGTTCTGTTCCAACTAGTCAGTTATTAAGCGACTTATGTGGAGAAATCAGTTAGAGTAAAAAAATGAATGATCCTTTTCTGGGCAGGTACTTCGGTACTTGCCTATTATTATATCTCTATACGATAGGAATCGACTATATGACTTACTAAGTTTTATAGCAAATTAGACAATTAACACATAAGGCATTTAATATTGAGTTGTTATAGTAGTTGTATAATATATAGCTAGTTCCTTATAATAGCAAAAAAATAATTTTGACTATAAGATTAAATATATGAATATAAAATTAACAGTAGAAACCAATTTTAGAATTTGCAAAATTGAATGTATTAATTATAAAAGTGTGAATATATAAACAATGTTATTGATTCAAGATCCTTAGAAATCCTCTGTTTTTTCTTGAGAAAGAGTTTTGTATATAAGATCAAATGAAATTTAGTTAATTAATTTTCAAAGCATAACTTAATTCCTAGAAATAACGCAAAATCATTAAATATAATTAATTCTCTTTTAATAATTTTTTAATTGAATATTTAAGGATATGACATATATTTAAAGTGTATCTAGATACTTTTTGGGAATGTTGGATAAAGGAGATAAAAAATGTATAATAGATTATTTGTTTCACGTGTAATTTTGATATTCGCACTGATACTAGTTATTTATACACCCAACGTTTTAGCAGAAAGCCAACCAGATCCTAAACCAGATGAGTTGCACAAAGCGAGTAAATTCACTGGTTTGATGGAAAATATGAAAGTTTTATACGATGATAATCATGTATCAGCAATAAACGTTAAATCTATAGATCAATTTCTATACTTTGACTTAATATATTCTATTAAGGACACTAAGTTAGGGAATTATGATAATGTTCGAGTCGAATTTAAAAACAAAGATTTAGCTGATAAATACAAAGATAAATACGTAGATGTGTTTGGAGCTAATTATTATTATCAATGTTATTTTTCTAAAAAAACGAATGATATTAATTCACATCAAACTGATAAACGAAAAACTTGTATGTATGGTGGTGTAACTGAGCATAATGGAAACCATTTAGATAAATATAGAAGTATTACTGTTAGGGTATTTGAAGATGGTAAAAATTTATTGTCTTTTGACGTACAAACTAATAAGAAAAAAGTGACTGCTCAAGAATTAGATTACCTAACTCGTCACTATTTGGTGAAAAATAAAAAACTCTATGAATTTAACAACTCACCTTATGAAACGGGATATATTAAATTTATAGAAAGTGAGAATAGCTTTTGGTATGACATGATGCCTGCACCAGGAGATAAATTTGACCAATCTAAATATTTAATGATGTACAATGATAATAAATTGGTTGATTCTAAAGATGTGAAGATTGAAGTTTATCTTACGACAAAGAAAAAGTGAAATTATATTTTAGAAAAGTAAATATGAAGAGTTAGTAATTAAGGCAGGCGCTTATAGAGTACCTGCCTTTTCTAATATTATTTAGTTATAGTTATTTTTGTTATATCTCTCTGATTTAGCATGAACCGGTTGTTGCCATTATAGTCACTTCCAACTTTAGCTGAAATTTGGGGATCACCTTTATCATTACTATGAATAGTTACTGTATCGCCGTCTTTAACGATATTCTTTTCTTTTAATTTATCTGTTAATTTTTTCCAAGCTTCATTAGCATCTATTGTCTTTCCGTTTGGATTAACTCTTGTAATATCGACACTGTTAACACTATCAGTGTTAACAGTACTATTATTAGAAGTACTAAGCTCGTCCAAATCGGCAGTGCCAGTAATGCTATGCTCAGCACCATTATTTAAATTGTACGTAACACCAACTGTCTCATTTGCTGTATTATCGATAATATTTGCTTCTTTCAAAGCATCTCTTACATTTTTCCATAAGTCTCTATCTGTCGTTTGCTCAGCTTTTGCAACGTTATTAATACCATTATAATTTGAAGAAGAATGAAAACCTGAACCTACTGTTGTTAAAACTAAAGCACTTGCTATCAATGTTTTTGTTAATAGTTTTTTATTCATTTTATTTTCTCCTATGATTTATTTTGCAATCGATTACAAATCAAATTTACAATCATTATTTGGGGAAATCAATTAACTTATTATTAACAAAACTATAAAATTTTATTATTAAAATATAATGATTTTTGAGCTAGAAATATTGGTCATTTATGCTATAATCATTTTAGGCACAGCAATGTGTTCAAATTTTCATCTATTCGTAAGTTAGCCTTCGGGTTGACTTTTTATTTCCATTATTATTCACATGTTAATCTTGTTGTTATTTAGGCAAGTACTTCGGTACTTGTCTATTTTTTTATGTCAATTATATGATGATCAAACTAAACTATTTATTAATTAGGAATGTGGTTGTTTTAAGGGCGAAACAGTTTTTTGTACATTGATATAAAAATATGACCTCACACGTTGCAGGCAGTGAATACGTATTTGAATACGTTAATTATGAAGTGATGTTGGGTGCACAAATTTATATTGTTTTATCAATTTTAACATTTCACACACAATAGAGTAGCCAATTTAAACGTTGATATGACAATGCTTATAGCGAGTTATACATGAATAGATAAACGCTTTAATGAACTCCCGCCGTCTCCATATTTGTAGCCTACAACCTTTGTGGATGTAGGCTTTTTTATTATGTGTTTTTCAGGGGATAATGCATTGCAGAATTTGTTGTGAGTATTGATATAGCAGTGTTTGTATAGGTGTTTATTTGATGGAGGAAAGAGTAATAAGTGATTATGAATTAGTTTTTGAGATATAAGGGGACAGTGATGTGTGTCAAATAAGTGTCAAAAAAGTTGGATTCTGAGTTTTACATTCAACATTGTTCATGAAGAAACTTCTTTATACGCAAAAAATTCTCCATGTTATATATGTCAATATAAAAATGTGAATCGTCTACACTTAATTGGATAAATGGCTACTGAAAAAGAACTTTTCATTTTTGTTACGTCACTAAGTGGGTGTAGTTATAAAGAGATGAGCCGAGTTTTGATATTTTCATTAGAATCAATATGCCTATTAACACAATCAGCAATAGTTGACGAGACGGAAATAAAAGAAGTCGTAGTTAAGAAATGCATTTCACAACATACCATTGTAGCCATTTTTATTGTTTTGGATGATAAACTCTTTTTGGAATTTTTAGTTTTTATAATTTGCAACTACACTACTTCTTTTACTAATATTAATGTCTAAGTAATCGATAAAAAATTCTCCATTGAATAAATGAGAAGTTAAAAACTTTACTTAACCTTTCTCATTGCATTTTCCTATTCACGATTTTAAGAACCCAACATACCACAAACGAATTTTAAAAGGCGAGAGTAAAGCTTACTTGTTTATTATACAGATTTAAAATCCAAGAGTCAGAACAGACTACTCCTCTTTATAACTATAAAAAATAGCTATGAAAAAATCTATCGTCATAGATTCCTTCATAGCTAATCTTAGTATGTTTATTTTTATTTTAGGATGCTATTTATCAACTCAACATATAACTCACTATTTTTATAACCTTCTAATATATCATTAACTTGTCTAATAGGTATTTCTGGTACTTCTCTAATGTTTTCCAATTTTGTTTTAAATTGTTTTTTTGTTATTTGCTCTTTATTTGTAGCCAATTGGAACAAGTAAGAATCTAGCATATTAATTTCTTTATATGAATACATATATCTTAATAACACTAAATCTCTAGTTTTTAAGTTAGGCGCTAGTTCTTCTTGTAATTGTTCTATTGATTGTTTCATTAATAACAATCTCATTTCTAATTCTTCATTATTCATTTTATCACACTCTTTTTATATTAATGCTTGACCAACTTGGGAAACCCAAAACCCTATGCTTCTTGCAGTAGAATCTTTAATACCAGTTCCCATCAATGCTTGTGAAACTTGACCTTGTACATTTCCCCATGTAGCCTCTTCTTGTTTTAATGCATTATTCAATGCGGGATTTACAAATTTATCCCATCTTTTTTTTATGATTTTCCGGCACGGGGACTGATTTCTTTAACACCATTAAACACAGATTTTTTATTTTTAATCATAGTTTTATAGTATCATGTTGGCTAAGCTATAAATAAGTCAGTTTCTCTAAAAATTAAATAACTGAATGTAAGACAATCAACAAACCAAATTTATACTTCATCTAAACTACTGTGGTCGTCATCTTTTTGCTTTTCTTTTTCTTTCTCTCGTTCTTGTTCTTTTTTGTACTCTTCTTCAAATTCTTTTTCTTTCTTTTCTACTTCTTCTCTTGTTTCCGCTCTATGAGAAAAATCTTCGGTTTTAAGTTTACTAAATTTGAATGATTTAGAATCAACTGTTTTATCTTCTGAGTATTTATGGACATTTAAATTAATATTTCCATCACCTCTTAACTCATAGATAAACATGGCTTGTGCAGTTTTGCCTTTTTTAATTTGATCTTGGTTATGTTCTGTCCAATCTTTATATTTTTTATCACTTAAAAGATAACCATCTCTTAATTTATTTACTGTATTTTTATCATCTTGAGTGATATTAATATAGTCATGAGAAATAGAAGATGGATTTAAATCTTTATCGTCTTTTTTAGCAGTAATTTCCATTTTAAAAGCGATATATTTCTTTTTCTCATCTTTTTCATTGATGATAAACGGTTCTTTTATTTTAGCTTCAAATTTGTCACTAACAATAGTATCGCCTTTAATTTTTATATCCATATTTTTTTGCTTTTAAATTCTTTAAGTTCTTCATTTAATTCTTCATTGTCATTTTCTTTCTTTTTGTGACTAGCGCTCTCTTTTTTTGCACTATCTTGATGATGTCCACAAGCACCTAAGATAAGTGTACTTGCTAATAATATCCCCATTACTTTTTTCATTTAACATGTCTCCTTTATTTCGCAAAAATTTATTTTAAAAACTCTAAATGACTTATCATTTTGAGTAATTAAACAAAGTTGATATTTTGTGAGATTCTAAGATGATATTAAATAATTCTTGTAATAATGATCCTATGTATTGTTGCAATAAATTAATGAAACTATAATTACTAATATTATATTACTTTTATTGATAGAAATATATTACTTTTTTAAAAAACTTGTAATATATCGAAAGATTTAAATGTAAAATTTTGATTTGTTAAGAAATTACGTTTGTAAAAATAAAAAAATCAACTTATTTGTATGAGATGAATATGTATTGAAGAAGATGTGTTATTAATTTGGAAAATACTGGTCAAAGATGGGAGCTCTTAAAAGCGTTATTGTATTTTTTAGTCAATGCAAATAGATTGCCGTAATAATAATCGTACTTGATGGTTAAAAAATTACTTAAGGCTATAAAGCAAAACTTTTTATATGAGCAGTCGAATATAACGTTTAAAATGATTGTTTTTGGATATAAACGATTAAGTAAAATGCTTTTTCAGTTTGAAATTAATCATATAAATTTCTTATGGGAAGGTTGATATCTTAATGATTAATATCATTTCAGCTATAGGATCTATTGGAACATTTATTATGGCTTTATTTTATTTTGTATCAGTTTCAGTTCAACTTTATCAAATGAAAATTAGCTTTCTGCCAGCTTTAGGTTTTAACCAAATTTTATTAGAAAGGGAGAAGGATCAACTTAATATAATGAATTCGGCAACAGAAGAGCATCATCATAAAGATTATATTAAACTATATAATTTAGGTGGCGGTGCTGCTAAAAAAATTGCAATAGAGGTTTTATTGGGTAATGATAAAGTCATTCAGAAAAAATACGTGAATATTTTACCTAGTAAAGAAGGGTACATGTTACCAATTAATAAAAATGTGTACGAAGAATTAGAAAGAACGATTGAGAATAATGGTTATGAAGCTGATTTGAATGTACGTATGACTTATTATCATAATGTAAGTCGCAAACAACAGGAAGTTATATTAAAAGGTCAAATCGACCGTTTTAATACTTATAATAATAAAGAAATTTATGATTTGCAGTTTATCTAAAAATTGATTTAAGAGGGTAGTTGTTTATTGCGAAAAATATCATTCAATTTTAATGAAATAATGGCGTCATTACTATAAAATATTACTTTATGTTGTAATGCATTTTTCTATAAGATAGAACTAAAAGGAGGGGCAAAGATGCAAATTAGACAAATACATCAACATGACTTTGCTCAAGTTGACCAGTTAATTAGAACGGCATTTGAAAATAGTGAACATGGTTATGGTAATGAATCAGAGCTAGTAGACCAAATTCGTCTAAGTGATACGTATGACAATAACTTAGAAATAGTAGCTGTTCTTCAAAACGAAGTTGTAGGGCACGGTTTACTAAGTGAAGTTTATCTTGATAACGGAGCACAACGGGAAATTGGATTAGTGTTAGCACCTGTATCTGTTGATATTCATCATCAAAATAAAGGTATTGGGAAGCGATTGATTCAAGCATTAGAACGAGAAGCAATATTAAAAGGATATAATTTTATCAGTGTATTAGGATGGCCGACGTATTATGCCAATCTAGGATATCAACGCGCAAGTATGTACGACATTTATCCACCATATGATGGTATACCAGACGAAGCGTTTTTAATTAAAGAATTAAAAGTGAACAGTTTAGCGGGAAAAACAGGTACCATAAATTACACATCTGCTTTTGAAAAAATATGATTTAAAGCTAGGATTACATTAGGTAGAGTTCATATTAATAATAAAAAATGTTTGCAATCAAATCGTACGTTGTCGTTTGTAATTCTTAAAATAGCAATAAATAAAATGTTTGTTAGTAAAGTATTATTGTGGATAATAAAATATCGATACAAATTAATTGCTATAATGCAATTTTAGTGTATAATTCCATTAACAGAGATTAAATATATCTTTAAAGGGTATATAGTTAATATAAAATGACTTTTTAAAAAGAGGGAATAAAATGAATATGAAGAAAAAAGAAAAACACGCAATTCGGAAAAAATCGATTGGCGTGGCTTCAGTGCTTGTAGGTACGTTAATCGGTTTTGGACTACTCAGCAGTAAAGAAGCAGATGCAAGTGAAAATAGTGTTACGCAATCTGATAGCGCAAGTAACGAAAGCAAAAGTAATGATTCAAGTAGCGTTAGTGCTGCACCTAAAACAGACGACACAAACGTGAGTGATACTAAAACATCGTCAAACACTAATAATGGCGAAACGAGTGTGGCGCAAAATCCAGCACAACAGGAAACGACACAATCATCATCAACAAATGCAACTACGGAAGAAACGCCGGTAACTGGTGAAGCTACTACTACGACAACGAATCAAGCTAATACACCGGCAACAACTCAATCAAGCAATACAAATGCGGAGGAATTAGTGAATCAAACAAGTAATGAAACGACTTCTAATGATACTAATACAGTATCATCTGTAAATTCACCTCAAAATTCTACAAATGCGGAAAATGTTTCAACAACGCAAGATACTTCAACTGAAGCAACACCTTCAAACAATGAATCAGCTCCACAGAATACAGATGCAAGTAATAAAGATGTAGTTAGTCAAGCGGTTAATCCAAGTACGCCTAGAATGAGAGCATTTAGTTTAGCGGCAGTAGCTGCAGATGCACCGGCAGCTGGCACAGATATTACGAATCAGTTGACAGATGTGAAAGTTACTATTGACTCTGGTACGACTGTGTATCCGCACCAAGCAGGTTATGTCAAACTGAATTATGGTTTTTCAGTGCCTAATTCTGCTGTTAAAGGTGACACATTCAAAATAACTGTACCTAAAGAATTAAACTTAAATGGTGTAACTTCAACTGCTAAAGTGCCACCAATTATGGCTGGAGATCAAGTATTGGCAAATGGTGTAATCGATAGTGATGGTAATGTTATTTATACATTTACAGACTATGTTGATAATAAAGAAAATGTAACAGCTAATATTACTATGCCAGCTTATATTGACCCTGAAAATGTTACAAAGACAGGTAATGTGACATTGACAACTGGCATAGGAACCAATACTGCTAGTAAGACAGTATTAATCGACTATGAGAAATATGGACAATTCCATAATTTATCAATTAAAGGTACGATTGATCAAATCGATAAAACAAATAATACGTATCGCCAAACAATTTATGTCAATCCAAGCGGAGATAACGTTGTGTTACCTGCCTTAACAGGTAATTTAATTCCTAATACAAAGAGTAATGCGTTAATAGATGCAAAAAACACTGATATTAAAGTTTATAGAGTCGATAATGCTAATGATTTATCTGAAAGTTATTATGTGAATCCTAGCGATTTTGAAGATGTAACTAATCAAGTTAGAATTTCATTTCCAAATGCTAATCAATACAAAGTAGAATTTCCTACGGACGATGACCAAATTACAACACCGTATATTGTAGTTGTTAATGGCCATATTGATCCTGCTAGTACAGGTGATTTAGCACTACGTTCGACATTTTATGGTTATGATTCTAATTTTATATGGAGATCTATGTCATGGGACAACGAAGTAGCATTTAATAACGGATCAGGTTCTGGTGACGGTATCGATAAACCAGTTGTTCCTGAACAACCTGATGAGCCTGGTGAAATTGAACCAATTCCAGAGGATTCAGATTCTGACCCAGGTTCAGATTCTGGCAGCGATTCTAATTCAGATAGCGGTTCAGATTCTGGCAGTGATTCTACATCAGATAGTGGTTCAGATTCAGCGAGTGATTCAGATTCAGCAAGTGATTCAGACTCAGCGAGTGATTCAGATTCAGCAAGTGATTCAGATTCAGCA